GAGTGCGCTGTAAATACAGTATATCCCGTCCCAGGATCTATGTATGTATCTCTACCATTCTCGCATGCTAATTTATGAATGTCCTCAATATCCATAGCCAAGGTATCCATTGTTATTTTAATTAATAGTTTGTAGATATATTATATTTACAATTTTAAAATGTATGAGTTTATAGTCATTGGTGGTGGAATATCCGGATTGTATTTTGCTCTTAAACATGGAGGAAACGTCTTAGTGTTAGAGAAAGAGGGTACATTAGGCGGAAGAGCTATCTCTATACCTTTCGGTGATCAAAATGTTACCATTTTACCAGGAGCAGGAATAGGTATTGCTGCTCGAGATCACACACTAATTAAACTAATGGTAGATTTAGGTTTCAATTACTCTACCTTCTGGTCTGATAAGAATTCAGATGAATGTCAAGATATGATAAAGACATTATACGATAATATGAATAATATTACCATACATATGACCTTTCTGGATTATCTAAATATTACATTGACAGAATATCAATTGGACGTTTTTCGAAAAGAGAATGGCTATACAGACCATTATACAGCAAATGCTTTAACAACTATGTTATATTATGGTTTGGAGGACAATTGTAGTAGATATTTAGGTATATCTATTTTATGGAGCAAGCTGATTGAAGCTATGAGTGACAAATGTGACTATAAAACAAATTGTGAAGTATTGAGTGTTCAAGGAAAATATCCACATTTTAGAATTATCACTAATAATGGTACATATTCGACTAAGAATGTGGTCATAGCTACAACTATTAGTTCAGTCAGAAAACTATTAAATGATCCAATCTATGACATTATATCTTCACATCCATTTATGAGAGTGTATGCTTCTTTCAATGAACAGAATACTAAAATAATGAGAGAATATTTCCCTAAAACTATCAAAACTCAAAACGAACTACACTTCATTATTCCTATGAGTGGTAACGTATGGATGTTAGCCTACACAGATGGTGAAGATGCTAATTTATTACATCGGAAAATAAGTAAACAGTTAATGGAGAAATATTTATATAAGACGAGTAAACATAAAATAGAGATACAAGATATGAAAGTGTTCTACTGGAAGGAAGGAACACACTATTACCTACCAGGTAAGATAGATTTTGATCTTATTAGAAATCCTGAGGAAGGAATCTATGTGGTTGGTGAAGCCGTAGCTAAAAGACAAGGTTGGTGTAATGGAGCGTTAGAATCTGTAGATGAAATATTGTAATTTTTTCATATATAAATTTATATAAAATGGATACACCCACACCGATAACTCTCAGACCCTGGAATAGTTTGTATGATGGATTTATGAGTGTAGCTAAGGAGATAGTTAATTTGAAGGTAGCATCTAACAACTTTGAAAAAACTAGTTATGTTGGCCAATATGAATTTTACGACAAGTATCTAGCCTATTATAATAACCTAATAGATATTCTAGAAGATAAGATGGTGCATCCTGAACATCCAGAGGTTGATCTATCTATTGAGATTAAATGTATTACTAGAATATCACAGAGAATAAACGAACTGATCGACGACCGAAAGGCCACTCTGCACTCCTTTCTTATAGCTTACACAACAGTAATAGCTGCTATATCCGCCCTCGATTTCGGAAGACCACCTTTTAGTCATAAGGTACCATATACGTGTAATTATATCGAAGACGAGACACAACTGATATTAGATGATATGGTTAAACGTAGTATGGTAGTGCCTTTCATTTCACCACGTGGCGTATTCGGAGCTAACACTTTTCTATATATGTACTTCAATGATCTCTTCCCCATAGGTATAACTTTAAATCCGTGGAATGTACACTATGGTACATTCCACGGAAACCCTATAGCTACTATTATCCACGACAACGCTCATGTAGGCGAATATAATACTTTTTATCACAGACCTGGTAGAGATAGATATAAGCGCATATATTCTTATATCGTTCACAATCAAGATAAATTTGGACATCCTGGTAAGGTCAAAGGGTACATATTATACCTGTTTTATCTAATACATGAAATGAGTGATTTCTCTATACCCGGAGATCATGAGGAGATAGTAAAAGATATCATATGTATAACTGTAGCGGGCGGCCTTTCAGACGCTTTACCTTTCTTGATAGAAAACACGTACTATAACTATGAGTACTTAGGGTTCAGTGAAGCGTTCTTCCAGAAGCATGTTGTAGGTGTTAATGAAGAACTATCTATGGGTGAACCCTTCGATGAAGAAGAAGGTGTTTATGACGACTATCGAGTTTTCGATTGTAATGAGATAGAACATCCCTACGTGGAAACTATAAACTACATATCTAAGTTCTTTTACAGTATTAGTGATGATTTCGTTCCTTTATACGAAACAATAGAGTGACTATTATGAATTATTGTAATTTTTTCATATATAAATTTATATATGGATCTATTTATTTTTCGTTATGAGGAAGAAACTTCTCATATTTAACACACCATAAACATTCTGTTTCATGATTTTTATTATATCCGCATGTTGAACAGAGTGTCTTATGACACACCATATTGTGTCTCCTATTGCAATCGATACAAGCATAGGATGAACCATTAGGTAATAGTTTTTGTTCACTATTGCATAACCCGCAGACACCTATCTTGACATCGCTGAATCTTATTTTCTCCATGTCTTGTAGTCTTTTAACTGCTTGATTTTCAATATCGCTAACATGTCTAATCTTTTTCATGTTTAGATATGTATCTCTACACTGTTTGAAGCCACAATCAATATACGCAAACTTACTTTCATTCAATTTGAACCATTCAGTAAACACGTATTCATAATCGTCTCCCATATGAAGATACATCTCTAAAATGACAGGAATAAAACTGCGCTTCTTTTCATCTTTAATCAGAAGTTCAGGATTCCATTACGATAGAATTTTAGCCTTATCGTCATGGACTTTAGATTCAAACTTCACTCTCAGCTCATCCACAGATGATACATCGTCGAATAAAGTCGTCATTTTCAGTAATGTTAGTTCTCAAGTTCTATAGTTTTAAAAATGAACATTTAAATATACATTATCCATTTTAAATATTCCGATAGTATAATCATACATCATGGCAGCTAAAGGTTCATTCTACGCAGTTCACCTCGGCGAAGTCCCAGGCGTGTATACTACTTGGGAACAATGTCAGAAACAAGTTAAGGGATTTTCAGGTGCCAAATTTAAGAAATTCAGTAATCGTCAAGACGCAGAGTTCTTTGCTGAAAATGGTAGTGGCAAGAAACCTGTCAAAGTGTGCGGTACTAAAGGTCCAACAGACGATGTCATTATCTACACAGATGGTGCTTGTTCTAATAATGGGAATAAGGATGCCAAAGCAGGACTAGGTATCTTTTTTGGTGATAATCATGAACTAAACGTATCTGAACCTCTACCTAGATTAGCAGGTACTCCGACTAATCAATTGGCTGAACTATATGCTATATATTGGGCACTATATCTGTGTTTGGAAAAAGCTGATATGAAAGATAAGAATATTATTATCTACACCGACTCGCAGTATAGCATTGATTGTTTAACTACTTGGTTCTCTGGCTGGGAAAAGAAAGGTTGGAAGACTGCTAACAAGCAACCAGTCAAACATATCGAACTCATTCGACAAATCAAACACATTATGGATCAGTTGAACGTACGTTTCGTCCATGTAAAAGGACATAGCAATGACTACGGAAATGATCAAGCCGACGCATTAGCCGTTTCTGGAGCAGAAAGATACTAAAAATATATAAATTTATATATTTTAATATATACTGACTAGTATTTTAAGCTACAGATTTATATAACTTATCGAAATCGATACCTAATTCGTATATAAAGTTATTTACATAATCTTCTGCTCCTTCTTCATTATATTCACGCGTTTGATTATTATCGTTGATCAATTCATTATATTTTACTTTAATTTCCTCTTCAAAGAAATCTTCATCGTAACCTAGACACTCACAAGTATAATAATCATTATCTATGATGAAAGGTAATATATCAGTTAAACCGTTATCCAATATAGCTTCCATCATACCCCCTGTTATTCTTTCGTCATTCACATCTATATTGCCGTCGTCGTCACCATAATCTTCCAATCCACCTATTTCATGTATAAGATAAAACAAATATACAATCATCCCTTTAACTTTACCAGGAGGTCCTATTTTGTCTTGATTATTGAGAATGTACATATATACTCTACGCATTTTTTCATATTCAGGATGTTCATAGAATCCATTAGAATATCTGATATGTTGAAAGTCATGGGAAATTATATCACGTGACCTGTTAAAGAAAGCTCCATCGTGGACCGACCAAGGGTTTAATGTCACACCTACAGGAGATATACCATTGAAATATAAAAATAAAAAAGTGTTAATACCATAGGCATCTCTGGCTGATAGAAAAGGTACAGTTTTATCATTACTATGCATATTATCTATAATATCGCTATACTCATATCTTGTATGAAATTTTCCTGAAACAGATAAGCATTCGTAATTTTTTCCAGGACTGAAACTCATGACATCTTCTTGTAAATAAGAGATAAAAGAAATAATATTGGTATAGGTCACTAAAAAAGCATGAAGTGATAGCGTTCGTTCTGATCTCATCTTTTGCAGTTCTGATGTTACCTTATCGAGACAACTAATATCTTTATCTGTAATTGTATCCTTCAATGGACTGGATATTAATAGCCTTCGAATACACCCATTAACATATTATAATAATCTGTATATTTATGATAAAATTCTTCCCTACCTTCATATTCGGATTTAGAGAAATGATTAGATTTATCTATCAAATCTAATATTTCCTTGGCTATACTCATATAGCCATCGTACAAACTGTTCCATGGTTTTATCGATACGTACGCGTTGTCTGCCATTTTTACAATTTGCCAATCTGGTCTAATAAATATATGTCTTCTGTTCATCTGTTATCAGTCTCAGTCTCTTAAGTCCTTCGACATCTATCTTCAACTGATTTAATTTATCTACCAGTAATTTGATTAATCCTCCTGTGGGAAATTTTGGCTCTGTTAGGAACATACTTATAGACATTAATGTCAATTCTACAGTGCAAAGTCTATCTCTAGCTGTACATCTATCACGTGTATCAAATTCGATTATAATATTATTGATGTACTGCCTATAAGACAGTATCAAATTGTTGATATCTATCTTCTGGTTTACTTTCAGGTCTGTCATTTCTATACGATTAAAATCGTTTTATTATGTTTATAATTTGTAACTAAACTATTAAGTCTATATTCAATTTTAAAATGTGTGGAGTATATTGTACGTGTGAGTGGCTAGGGGAGACTAAGATACCTGTCCATAATTGCTGTGGTACAGTATCGAATGGCTGCTTTATAATAAATGGATATTGTTCATTCTGCAAAGAACCTAATGAACATAAATGTAGAAATTGTATCCTATGCGCTGTTCCTTTTATGCTAGCAGCTACTTGGTCTATAGTTCCATTTTTATGTGAGTTAACGTGTATTCCTGTATGTACTGGTTGCGGGTATGCAAGTGGTCATCCTTGTACTTGTTATAAGTATATAGATGATATTGAGAGTACAGGCTGTCCAAATATGAATTCTCTCGAACCTATAGCACAATCTATGAAATCACAAAATTAATTAATATATAAAATTATATATTACAAAATGAATAATATCGAATGGTTCGATCAGTCTAAGTTCTCCATTGAGGAGAAAAAGACTATACAGAAATTAGTAGATCTAGGCTACACAATACAGAAAAATAACATATCTAGTGGTTATCTATATCGATGTTATAGATGCGGTAAAGATCAAGAGAAAAGAGGCGTATGTATTAGATGTAAAGATGATATAAGCGATGCTCGAGATTTTCCTTGAAAATAAAGATTTTCCTTGAAAATAAAGATTTTCCTTGAAAATAAAGATTTTCCTTGAAATGTAGTTTCCTTGACTAATATATTAATTAATATATTAAGTTTTTTAATAAGGAATCTAGCCACAGACCTTCAACAATTCTTTCCAAGCCAATGCTGGATCATTCTTATACTGCAGAAAGATACCGGCAACATCAGCAGGTGAAATATCGACTCCGACATTGATATCACCTGGTGGAGGATGATCGAAATAATTCTCGTACAAGTGAGCAATCTGATAAGCATTACACAGCCCAAATTCGATCTTCTTATCAATACGGCCAGAACGAATCAGAGCAGGATCCAACTTATCAACATGATTGGTAGTCATAACCAAGATTCGACCATGAGCATCAATCATGCCTCCATCCAGAGCGTTGAGCAGACTGCTGAGGGTTATACCTTCCTTCTCTTTGCCCTTCTCCTTGTCGTCAAGTTCTTCGATCTCAACCTGATTCTTTCTCTTCAGAACGATATTAGAGATACAATCTACATCTTCAAGAACTAGGACGGTCTGATCGTACTTGATATTTTCAAGCAGCTTGAACAGTTCATCATCATTCTTGACTTTGCTCAATACAAGATAATGAATGCTCCGCTTACCAAACTCGATGAGTGACTTGATCAATGAGGACTTCCCTGTACCTGGTTCTCCAAACAAAAGATACCCTCTGGTATAGGGGATAGACTTCTTAGTGTACCAAACCTCACTCTTAAGAAAGCTGTCCAGATCGTCTATCACTGAGTCCAACTGTCCTTCCTTCAGAATGACAGTATTGATGCTGCGAAGTCTCTTAACGTTCAGATCTTGTCCGACCCACTTATCTCCTTCATTGCGATAAGTCATTGGCTTCCAACTCTTCTTGTTGACTTTCTTCTCATATTCATGCTTGCAAGTATCAATGAACTCTTTGAGAATGTCATGATCTGTCTGATTAACCACCACTGACAGCGTGATAATCATGACTTCTCTCTTATGCTCACGTTCAGCATGGATAGTCATGATCTCACTTTCAAGTTGGTAGTCGATATCGTAGTCTTTGAACTTGATGACAGCAGTCTTCTTCTTGGGTACGATCACAGCCACATCAGTATCAGTCTTGGTGGACTGAACGATCACATCGTGTTCTGCTTTGGTGTCGACCAAAGTGTTAGCATACCAGAACACTGCTTCATGAAGAGTATTGATCTCCTTCGCGTCAGTGATGCTTTTGATAGAGGCAGACTTTCGAATTCGCTCACCATAGTACTTTCTCTGCAAGTACTGGTACACATGAGTCAAAAAACGACGAAGGTATCCCACCACGAAATTTCTGATCTTGGTCAGACAACCTGTCACTGCCTCCTGAGATCCCAAAATAGCCAAAATAACGATAGCGTCTCGATACTCGTTACCAGTGCGGAGGGCGTCCAGTAATTTGCCCTTCACGTTTGCCTCGAGGAACTGAGCTGCTCCTCGAGCTGAAGACATGTCGATCATTGAAGGATTCATTGTTAAGTGTAGGATATATTAACCGTAATGATAGCAATTTAGCTTACAAGAGATCAAATACTAAATCGTTTTTAATGCTTGGACTATAAGCCATAAATAACAATATTATATCTTTTTAATTATTATATTAGTGATGATGTTAAGAATATCTTCTACAAAGATGGTAAAATGAGGAACACATTCTTATTCCAGTTATATCCTAATACGTGTTGGATGAGTGAACAAGGTTATAGTTTGGTTAAGTCTTTTTTCGATATTCAGCCAGAAAATATTATAAATAACGTTTTCTTTAACATTTACCAAGTATGGAAATTGAACTAAAAACATATTAATTAATATGTTTTACTGCTTACTCAATTATATCTGATATTTCGACTGAAAAATTGTCTTATACGCTTTTGGAAATTGATGTTAAATGTAATGAACTTTTGTCTCAAACAAAAATAGAACTACCAGAAATAATGTTGTAAGATGGATATTAACACCTATCATAGTGAAATATACCAACAATATTTAGACACTAAAGATATACAGGAACCATATATAGCTTCTCTATTAAAAGAGAGAGCAGATAGAGAGGTATATTTATCTGATTATATGTTAGATTACCTCGACGATGAAGATGAAGAAATAGAACAACATTTCATCATAACAGCTATATATGTTCCTATTGATGTAGTAAGAGTTAAGATAATACTACGCGAAGGAAGTGATAAATTATTTGAACTTAACTGGTATGAAGGAGATGAGGAACCTTTAGAACTTATACTTAAGCAAGCTAGAGAGATACCGCCCCCAGAACCAGTGTATAGGTTCAAAAATACGAACTTAAGTAACTATAAACCTATACAAATTTGCGATCCTTTCATCTACGTAACTAACTATCATTGTTTATCTATAAAATACAATACTAGTTGTTACGATAATAGTTGCCATATAGAATTCAGACGATATATGGATATAGCCGTTTTTGAATCATACCCATATGAGAAAATAGAACGAAATAATATTGTGTGGGGAGAGTTGAGGGACAGCAAAGATATTATAATACTAAGAACTAAAGACGAGCTCAAAAACCTGTATCGTAAGCGAAAGTTAGACGCATTACTTCGACAAACTAAACCTGAGATTCTAAAGTGATTTTCTAAAGTGATTTTCTAAAGAGGTATAAATATGGCTGACCCAGCCACACAAAAATATATCGATGAGAATTACCATAACTGGGAAAGAAACGTTGTTCAAATAGAAGCAAACGATTATTTTTTCAATCTATATGATTGTATTAGCGAAAAATTGCGTCATCCAGGTAAAGGACATTTATATTATTATATCAAATATCTGTATATACCTAGAGATGTTATATTTGCACGAATAGATATTATGAAAGTTGGAGGAGGAACATTTTGTGATATTCTATGGAATGAGACAGAAGAATCTTTAGAGACTATACTAGAAGAATCTAGACAATTGCCTGAGGTTATACAACCTCTCGAGAAACTTCTAAAATATTCACAATCTATACCTACATACTATGATAGTGAAATATTTGAGGGATATAATGTATATCTTACCGATAAATATAAGAAAATTACACCAGCACGACCTTTGCTATTAAGTGAATGGTTGTTTTTTGTAGTAGATTATGAAACCAAAATGAAAGATGGAGATTTCTTCGTTGAGTATTATACTTTCCACAGTGATACAGAATTAAAGCCACATCCTTCAGAAGATATTACATGTGGTACAGAGTTGGGTGAATTAGGCGAACTGTTGGAAGATGATTTGTACAAATTGAGTGAAATAGATTCACATAGGATCGTTAACAAACAATGATTGGAATTGTAAATATATTAATTAATATATTTCACAAATGGCTGACATTAATAAGTAACATAAGGATATCTATATAGACTATCTACAAAATTCGCATAAGTGGAAGAAACATAATATTAAATGTTGTTTATTTACAAGAAAAGATATAGAAAGAACGTTAGATAAAATAAGTTTACATTATAATGGTGTAATTGTCACTGCACTATATGTACGACATCTCGTCGTAGATATAAAACTAACACTTCAAGGTAATATATTGGATAGAAGTATATATTTAGATTGGAGAGAATCCTATACTCC